TTATGTACAAGAATTTGGCTGCTTATTCCGTAAGTAGAGCACAGTTTTACCGACAGAACCGGCTAACCATCGCCACTCTTTTTGTCATTTTGTGTTTTATACCCTTTGGCTGTCTACTATTCATTCTTTCAGTAGGCGCCTATGAGCACTCTCATTACACACGAGAGAAGCAAGCTCATATGGAGCGGTCCCTCGCCGCTGGTACTTATATTCGTGATCATTTCAAGGCGCGCTGCGCAGCTTATGGCATCCTATTCATGACTGGAGCCCTAAGTATTTCTCTTATGTTTAAGTCGATTATCACCATTTCTAAGATCGTAGCTAAGCCGGAACATGCTGTCTCAAAAACAGTGTTGCCCATACCTGCTACTATTAAGCTATCCGAACAGGAAGAGATGAAAGATCATGAATGTATTCGCGCTCAATTTGTACCTCCCCCCAAGAAGTCCAATTCAGATGCCCTAGGGTATTTTTTGAGCAAGCCACGTCCAGCCCATGAAGCTAGGACTATGACTCCAGAGCAAGCAATGATTGATATTGGTAAAGGAATCGCAGAAATCGAAGTTAAGTCGATTGGCGAGGATACCAGTTTCGTGAAGAGTTTGCCTATGGGGTCAGAACGTTTAGTCCCATACCACGGATTGAACAGAACCTCACAGCAAGATATTATTCTGAGGTACTCCCAACAACAAGGGGCTGATTACAAGAATATGGAGGTGCCTACCACCCACATCCAACCTTTAATTAAGCATGGCATTCTTAGTCGTAAAACGCTAGATGCCGCCCTTGTGCATCTCCCCAATGCACCTTCCGGTAAGGATTTCAGCAAGTACTTAGCTGAACCAGGAACTCTGCCTAACCAGGCTGGAGCGATCTATATCCACAAAGATATTAATACCGGTGCTGTGAAGTACGTACCCGTTAGAGTCCGACTGATGAAGGACCCTATCACCTATCTAACCAAGTATGGTACAGAGAAACAGATCGTGTATCGCTGCGAAGCGCAGGAGCACATATCTGGCTGTGGAGACTGTGGGCAACCGCTTATCTACAATAACTCTATCATTGGTATCCACATTGCTGGAAATGCTACCAATGTATGGTACTGTTTGGCCATCGACAAGTCAACAGTTAACCGTACCAAGGAAACCCTAAAGCAAGAATCCTCTATTTTTGTATCGTCCTATCCTGCTGAACCCGTTCTGAAGAATAACCTGAAGAACTTGCAGATTGCAGATGGGACCACGAACTATGTACAGAAAGAGTTGAATACAGACGTTACTCCCATTACGTCTCTTGGTTTAGTCCTTGACAACATGGGCCAATTATACAGACCTCGCGCGGAGGACTATTATTTCAAAAATTGTAATCCGCAAGTGGCTGTAGAATTTGGCGACATGAGGTCTCGTCCCCCGAGACATGTCAATGGATCCAAGCAGATCAAT